GCCGGTGAGCATCCGATGGTAGGTCCTGAATGACCGTATTACCGGTGAGCGGAACACTTGTGATATTCGTAAACAAAGTCGGACGAAACACCGCCATCCGCTTTAGCGTCTGATTCATATACCCGACAAGGTCTGTGTCGCTATAGCGATACGGTGATTGTGTATCCTGAAGGAGCTTGCGCGCCTCCACGATTACGTCCGAAGGTGTCACGTTGGCAGACCCTTAGAAGCCTCAGCATTGAGAGCTTCATTAGTATAACCCGGTTCTTCTGGGATGTCAGCCGTAAATAAATTCACAGGTTCGGCTTTCTTGCGAGTGCGTTTAGCAGACACAGCTTCAATCGCCGCAACCGGGATGAATCGCTCGGGATAAGCCTCCTCCTCAGTCACCTCATACAGAATCGGGTTCTGAGCCAGGATGGGGTCCCACTCAAAAATCCACCCGTCCTTACGGCTTTTAAGGTATCGGATAGTCATTCACTTCTTCCTTCCAGAAGGGGTAACGGGCCACGACTGCCGGGCAGGGCCTGTCTTACGCGCCGCCATAGTCTGCTTCTGTGAGGAAGTCATCTTAGCGGCTGCGGCCTTTGGCCTGCAAGCAGGATACCCGCGAGTATCCTTGGCACCGGATCGACCACATGGCTTCCCGGTCTTTACATCAACCCACTTCTCACCAAACCACTTACCGAGACCGCCCTTAGCCACGTTTGGATACCCGGTTGTCCGAGCCTCCCCACGTACCGCCGCGCTTCTTGTACTCCTTCGCAGCCCACGCATTAGCATAGGCGCTCGGGTACACCTTGAACTTAGCCTTGGCCTCAGCCTTCACGCGAGACCAAAGGGAGGGGTTCTTGGGGATCGACGCGGCCATCAGCAATTCCAAGCCCGCAGGCTCTTATTGATACGGCTGTTGGGATCATTGGCCGTCTTGGCGCTGGTCAGCTTCTTCTTCATCCCTTTCATCCGGGCACAGAAGCTGTCGCGGCGAGGACCGCCTTCGGGTTGAGGGGCCTTCAACCCTGGCTTACCTGGGTTGGCCTTGTTGTAGGAAGCGCGCCCCTTGGCGTTCAGACCGCCCTCCGGGTTCTTACCTTCCTTACGCTGCCATGCAGGGGTCTTGGCCATTAAGCGATCCTCTCGACCACGACGATTGCGGGGGGAGTAGAGGGAATCGCAGGTGTCACACCCGGGCTCGCCGCCACGGCAGCGACGTAGTGTAACGTCACGTCGATATCTTCCGGGTACCAGTACATCTCTACATAGTCATTAGCAGCCACGGTTTCAAAAATTTCATATGCTAGTAAGTAAGTACCGCCATCAGTGAGCTTTGGTATAACTGCCCGAGCACCCGTAGCGGCAATATTAGTGCCGTTCTTAGCAAACCACACCGTTACATCATGGTCGTTACTATCAGCATTGCGAAGTTGGAGGCTCGCATTGAACCGATACGTGCCCGCTACGGCTAGCGTGATGCGACTGTTACTGGCAACAGTGATACCGGCGCCTGTCACGGCGGCGGTCGCCCACTTGACCGCCGTGCGGTCTGTAGTGCTGCCAGTCTGATCAGTAGTCCCCGCATCGTAGAACGAGGCATAGGCCCGATTGGTGACGGTGTTGAACGGCACGGTGCCGGAGGTGATGGCCACCTTAGGCAGGATGATGGAACCGGTGCCCTTCGGCGTGAGCGTGATGTCGATGTTGGTATCGGTCCCATCCGCCGTTAGCGTTGTGCCCGTCGCATCAAGGTGCGCCGCAGCGTTGACCGTGCTGACCGTGGTACCAGAGATCGTCGTGAACTGAGCCGTGGGGATCACCACCGCGCCAGTGCCGTTGGGGGTGATGTTGATGTTGCCGTTGGTGTCGGTTGAGGAGATCGTGTTGCCATCAAACTTCAGATTATCAACAGACGCAGAACCTGTACCAACCTTGAGGGCTGTGGCCACGCCCGTGGCGCTATAGACCACTTTCTCAGATGCCGCTGGACCCCCATCAACATGAAGGAGCTGGCTGTAAGTATCCTTGATCTTACTACCAGTCAGGTTTGTGGGCATCACGTAGCTCCTGAGTAAAAAGGAGAATAGGGGCCTAAGCCCCTATTCATTAAGACACGGTTGCGCTGAACGGCGTAGCTTCAGAACCGGTAGCGATAACAGTGCCAGTGACGCTGAAATAACCAGCAGCCACATCAACAATGTTGATACGCTCACCAATCTTCACCGAGCCGGTCGTGGTGCGGTTCAATGTAATCGTATCGCTCGCAGCCACGGTGCCAAATGTCGTGGCAGTGCCATCGGCATTATCAACCACGGTCAACGACCCAGACAACACATCGGTCGCATTGGCCACCTTGATCACATGGCTGTTGCTGGTAGCAAGAGCCTTGGTCACAAAGGTGTACACGTTACCCGTACCGGTTGCCGCAGGAAGCGTCACAGTGGAGCCCGCAGCGGCATCCAAAGCGATAATCTTCCCGGCATGGGAAGCAGCGGTCACAGTCAAAGTTGATCCGGCGGAAACCGGAACAGCAATGCTGGTAACCGTACCAACCACGAGGCTATCAACCTTCGCTTCAATAGCGCGTAGGTTAGACTGCGTAATACCCGTATAGAGAGCCATGATCTATCTCCTGTTGGAGATGGGGGCCGAAGCCCCCACCGGGTTATGCGCTTGGGATGCTACCCTGATCGGCGCCCATGTCGATCACAGCAAGCTGAATCTTCACGCGGGCCGTATCAACGCTGTTGCTGTTCATGGTCAGCAGCACGTTGGTAGCAGCCGTAGCAAGATAAGCCGCCGTATCAGCATAGCCGCCAACAGCACCAGCCGTGCCATTCAGATCGAACCCGTCGATCCAGAAGTCGGTGGTACCGCCGCCGATACCAACATCAATGTTGGCAGCAGCGCCCTCAGCCTTCACAAGCACCGCAGAGCCGTTCAGAACGAACGTACCCTTCGGCAGCGTGCAAAGAACCAGGGTGTCGGTAGAGGCCAGTGCAGCCACACCCGCCGCCGAACGCGCAGCCGCAATCTTAGCAAAGTCGAGATCAATCTCAACTACCGTGAAGCGGTTGGTGTAGGTGGACGGGTAGGCTGTGGAGCCCTTATTAAAACCGTAGGAGTCAGTAAATGCGGTCATGTCGGTGCTCCTTAGGCGAAGGTCACAACGGCCTGGGACAAGGCTTCAGGCTTCACAACCTTATAGCCATAGACCTGGAGGCCACGGATGATGTTACCGAAGGTCGTTTCGGAGCGGATCGATTCCATCTCAGTCATCTGAGAAGCAAACGTCAGACCCATCTTCGTACCAGCGATGATGTTGTACTTCCCGCCAGTGTCAACCTTTAGGTTATGGCTGACATACAGCGTGAAGCGATCCACCATGCCAAGGCGACCATTGCGGATCACGGAAATACTGTCACCAACAAGAGAAGCATCCTTCAGCTCGGACTTCTTGATCAGACCGGCCATGCGGGCCGGAATTACCAGGAAGCGACCAGCTTCAGGGCAGTTAGCTTCATCAAGCACGGTGCCCATATCCACAATCAGATCGAGCACGGAAGCAGTGCCACCAGCGCCATCCTTAGACACAGACAGCGGAGAAGCGGTCGTGCCGAGGTTGAACGCGGAAGACACCGCACCAGCGGTGGCGCCCTTGTTACCAGACGCAATGTCCGGCAGCATGTCGGTCAGAACGCGCTGGTCGATCTTGATCTTCATCTGCTCAGAAGCATCCTTGGACCACAGGTCCATCAGCTTCACATCAGACTGAACGCGATCAATATCATCCTCAACGCAAGCGAAGTATTCGCCCTTGTCGATAACCAACTGGAGCTTCGGCTTGTCGGGGTTTTCCACGACAAGATTTTGCCCCTTGACGTAATCGCGGATCGTGATGTTCGGGGTCGTACGGATATTCACCGTATCACCCTGATTACGAATCTCGCCTTCGTAGTCAGTGTTGGAAATCGCCGCGAGGACCGTGGCGTCATAGAAGTTTTCGATCAGTTTGCCGGACCAAATCTCAGGGATGAAATTCCCCGAGTAGTTGGGACGGCCAGGAGCAACAGGGAAGCTCATAGCTTATCTCCATTTAACCATTTGCGACAATGCGATTCTCCCGCTGTGCGGAAAAGATATCGCGCTCGATACGGTCGCGTTCAGATTCCTTACCCCGATAAACACCCTTACGAACATCATCAAAGAACTTGGCGATATCCTTATGGGAATAGGTCTTCGGTGCTTGTGTAGAGGGGACACTGCCCCCGCGACTACGCCCCGGAGCTACCTGCTTATCGAGTTGGGAATCCACTACGCCCCGATTTGGTTGAGCAACAGATCGACCATTTGAACCTTCCCAGGCAGTGAAGAAAGCAGCAACACGGCGCACATCGAGGTTACGCTGAGCATCATCAAGGTAGGTCTGCCGGGTAAGCCCGGTCAGAGGATCAACCTCAAGCAGCCAACTATGGAAGTCTTGGCTGGCGTTAATATCACGCCATTCAGGGACCACCGTAGCTAGTTCGCTCCAAAAAGCCTGCTCAGCCGTTACAGCCTGACGTTGAGCGACCTGCTCAACACGAGGAACTACATTGGTCTGCAACTGGCGAACCACTTGCTCCAACTCGGCAACCCGGCGGTTAGCCGCCGAAACCTCCTCACGAGTCACACGACGCATGACTTCGATGGAGTCGCCATAATCCTCGACATCCTTATCAGTCACCAACCGCTCAGCCTGAGCATAAGTGGTCGGAGCCGGTGCGGATAACGTAGATAGTAACTGCTCTAGTTGTGCAACCCTATTACTAAGCTGCTGATTTTCTGTCCTAAAGCGGGCAGTATCAGCATTATACATACCCTGAAGGGTGCGATAACGCTGTTCAGCAGTGCTGTCGTCGCTACTGGTGTCGGATCGCCTTTGCTCGTTAGGCGCCGACTCGGGTGCAGTATTAGCTTCACTGTCGGCTTGCCCAGCCTGTACGCCGGTCGCACCCGTAGTCTCATCCGCAGGAGCGGGAGCCTCGTTGGTGTTACCTTCAGCATACATCTTTGCAATAGCCTCAGATTGCCGTCTAACCTGCTCAGG